AGAACCAGACCCCATTGTTTTTAAATCTGGATCACATGTTTCTAAGTCAATTGCAATTACATCTGCTTGTCTAAGATCTGGAAATTCTTCTGGCTTAGACCATTCCGTTTGTGCTTTAAATACCAATGGTTTCATTACTTGTCCTCCTTTAGATTTTTAAGTTTGTAGTCATAACTACCTTTTTCATGTTCATCAGTAATCCATTTAGCAGAATTTTCTACAGAATATATTTTGCTACTTACTAATCTATTAATTAAATTTTTAGATGGATCAACACCCATAGATGCATCAAACATTTTAAGTCTATTGTTAGGTTGTATAGCAAAATTACCGTCTTCTAATTCAAGAACATGACCACATTTATGTTGGTCTGGTTTTTCTGCATAGCCAAAATTTAATTCATTAAAATCTCCTGCACACCAATCAATTGTGAATAAATATTTACCTTTTCTTTTTACTTTTCTCCTTGATGTATATTGCATTGTAGCTCCAGCTAATTCATAAAAAGTTGTAACACTTACATTGTAACTAAAACTGTCCCACATAACTAATTCATCAAGAGGTAATTCTTTTACTCCAGGCTTTGTACAGAAAGCTGATATGGGTGCTCGCCACCATAGTCCACCATCTTCCATTAAGAAATGGAACATGGGCACTCTGTTTGGTATAGAACTAAAACCAAATACTCCTACTTCAAAATATTTATCGTGTGAATCTTTTTGGTCTCTTAAGTAATTTCCTCTTACGCAGCATTCTATTACTGGTATGTTTGCATTTAAATATGCCATTATATTTTAAACTCCTTTGATTTATTGTTTGCTTTTATTAAATATAAATTTTTTGCAGATCTAGTTACACCCACATACCAGACTCTATATTCTTCATCTTGTTTTTCTAAAGATTTTTTAGCACCTGCCATAGTGTTTGTTGTTTGATTTAAAAATAAAACAACATTAGTTGCTTCTCCTCCTTTAGCTCCGTGTATTGTAGACACTCTGATCCTAGGTTCTTGAGATAAATCTTCACCATTATTAATCATAGCCTCCATATAATCTATTTGAGTTGGAGACACTTTAGTAAAAGCTTTTTGCCACGGTAAAGTAATATCTACTTCGGACATTCTTTCTTCTACTCTTTGTCTTTGTATGTCTGGAATTTCTTTTTCTTCTCTCATTTGATTCCAATATCCGATGTCTTCATACAAAGATTTACCGATACTGTTTCCTTGTGCTGTTTGAAAAAACAAACCATGTCTTTTAAGTATAGGTAGTATTGGTTTTAATAATGAATTAGTCCTAGTTAATATTAACCAGTCACCTTTTTCCATATCTGTAATAAGATCTGTAAGTTTAAATCTTTCAACTATTTCTCCTCGTTCTTCTTTAGGTAAATAATCTTTTTGTATTCTATTTATTCCAACCCTAGATATAACATCTAAAGCTTTAGTTTGAATATCAATCGGGACTCTTCTTGATTTAGTTAAAGGTATTTCTTGACCAGGCCATGCAATAAAAGAATTTACATCTGCACCCGCCCATCCAAAGATTGCTTGGTCATCATCTCCTGCAATCCATACATCTGGATTGTCATTGTCTTTGATTAATTTTTTTAACATAGCCCATTGAATTAAAGATAAGTCCTGTGCTTCGTCTACAAAAATAACTTTTAGTTCTGGACAAGTTCCTTTTATTAAAAAACTTTCTACCATGTCGTTAAAGTCTATAAGACCATAAGTTTTTTTATAGTTAGTTATTTCTTTTGATATTGCATTTAATTTATATCCATCAATTCTAGTCAGGTGTTCATTAAGATTAAACTGTTCTTCTGGTGTAATTTGTTTTACCTTAGCTAAATTAATTAAACCTAAGTATTCACTGTCAGAAGAAAATATTCCATTCCATTGATTAGTTTCATGTTTTGCATATGTAATTTGAATACCACAAGTCTCACCTATTTTTTTATAGTGTTCTTCTTGCATTACATTTTCTTCTTTTAAACCTAATTGTTTAAATGCACACGAGTGAAGCGTTTGAAAATATGGTAAGTCTTTTTTACTTAGTCCAACGTTGTCTGCTAAGAATCTATCCCTAGCTTCATTAGCTGCTTTTCTAGTAAAAGCAAAGTAACCTATATTTTTTAAAGACATCCCTTGGTCTATATATTTTTGTACTGTACTTAATAGTTTTCTAGTTTTCCCAGTGCCTGGAGGACCAATAACTTTATACTGTGCCATTAATAATTACTCTCTTTTCTCTCCACTGGTTGATATTCTATCTGATCCATGTGAAGTTGTGGAAGTCGACAGACTTTTATTGTTTTACCATCTACNTTTAATGAATGATTAAATTCNACCTTACAATCTTTTTCTAGTTGTCTTGCAATTCTTTCTTCTGGAATTTTCCAACCACTACCTAGATGCTGGATGAAAGATGTAAATTTAAANTAATGATTTCCGTCATTAGTATAACACGCACCATTTTTTATCTGTCCTCTTTGTTTAGCTTGTGGACCATTNATACAATACTGATAGAGCTCATCGTGTAATCTGTCTGCAATCTGTGTACCTTTTGGTGGGTAAATAGTTTCACAACCATTTCTCCATTCGTTTAATTTTGCTCTATAGTCTTTTGGTTTTAATGGTTCAAAGTAAACTCCTGTCTGTTCCCAGATTAAATTTAAAACTTCTTTCTGTGTTGTCATTAATTTTGTATTAGCTACAATAACTTCTACCTTGTCATCACTAGGCATAACTACCTGGAATCTATATTCTGGTTCTACATATTTTATTATTTGAAAATCTGTTATGTCTGGAAAAACTGAGATCCCATCTGATGAAACACCGAATGGTCTAGAATAACATACACCACGCATACACTTGTCTTTAATAGGTTCTTCATAACAAGTATGTCCCGCTGTATCTTTTCTCCATGCAGCTATCTTAGAATCTAATTTTGTTTTGTCCCAAGGATCTTCTAAATAATTATAGTTTGCTTTAGATACTTGATCTGGCCATTTGTCTTTGTATTTCTTTTTAGCAAAAACCATGTAGTTATACATAAATCTGTCTCTACCATCATCTAGTTTTGTTTTAGAACACAAGGCTAAACAAGGTGGACCATCATCAAATTCTGGATCAGCACCTTTTAAAATATTTGCATGTGTTTCTTCTACTAATTTTTCTAAATCTTGTTTACTAATTCTAGATGCCTCTGCTATTTTTATAAAAGAAGCTAAGTCTAGTTTAGAATTGTTTTTGTCTAATGCGTATCTAACTGATTGACCATTGTTGTAGTAAGGTAAGTTAATAAAGTTTCCTGGTTTTGTGTCTCCTTTTTCATCTTCCTTTAATTCTTTCTGTTTAGGAAAAATTTCTGTGGTAGGTTTCAAACCTAGTGGTAGCAGAAACGCTTTTAATCCATCTATTAAATCAATAGCTTTGATAGGTTCTTTTAAAAAAATATAACAATGTAATCCTCCACTTTTAGATAGTATTGGAATAAGTGGTAATTTGTATTGTTGAAATAGTGATAAATATTTTTCAATTTTAAACTGACCATAATCTGGTGGATCAATATCAATACAACCAAACTGTGCAGTTTTATTTAGTGTACAGGGTTGTACACCTATAGATATTTTTCCTTGTAAATGATCTTTGTAATCGTTGATAGATAAGGGTCTACCAGCCCATTCGTAATTCGGTTTTATTTTATTTTTATCTGTATCTAAAAAAGTTCTGGACATATCTGCTATGCCAAAATCTCCTCTATAACCAGTAAATAGCTTTACAAATTCGTCAACCATAATGATCCCAGGTCGGGGCAGCTCTAGTCTCCCTTTACTGCCCCTATCCTCGTTAGAGGAATCTAGTAATTAGATTCTTCTTTGTTAGTTTCAACAGAAGTTGCAGCTACATTGCTCTTATGTAAAGCAGTACTAAATTCTTTAGCCATGCTATAGATTTCTGCATTCTCTACTGGTTTCATCAAAGAAACTGTCATTCCATGCCAAGTAAAATTACCTTGGTTTTCAACAGATTTTATTTGATAAACTCTCGAAAATGAGGGAGCTGGTATAGACTTACCCGTTGACTTAGCTACAATTGTTTCATTATCCATTAATGAATTCCAACCTCTACTAGTTTTTAACTGAGTAGTTTTTAAAGACATTAAAGCCTTTTCTGGTTTTTCTCCAAGAATAATAACAAAGTGATTAGCAGTTTTGATAATTTCATTACCATTTGCTAACACATCTTTTGTACCTTGTTTAGTGGTCTGAGCCATAACTTCAGGACCTCTATCCGGATGTATTGGTCTACCTTCACTCTTATCAAAGGGTGCCCATTCTGGATATGTCATTTTATAAAAGCAAGGTATTACATTCATACCTTTCTCTCCACTATACAATTTTTTAGTAACTGTATTATAAAACATTCCAGCCTCTGCACCTTCAACATACTTCGCATGTTTCTTTTTAGTTTCATAAGAACCACTTTGTAGTAGTTTTAGAAACGGTAAAGCTAAATCGTCTTTCTCTATATTTTCTAAACCCATTCCTGAGTCTGCTTCAAAATCTAGAGTCATTATTGCACCTTCTTTTTTGACTGTTAAGTCGCTTGTTTCTTGTGTCATGTTATTTGTTCCTTGTTATTTTTGTTTTGTTTCCCTTAAACAGGTTAAAATGTTCAG